TATTTCGGACATCTCCTGCCCGCTTGATAATCTCCAAACCTGATCCATAGGCTTCATTGGCATCTAGATCAACATAGCCATAAGTGGCGAGATATTCACCGCGGTGAGTTGAATCGGCATAACCAATGCGGCCCAGATTGTCCTCATATAAATAACCCAGCCCAGAGGTGGCAATTCCAGAGGCTATGTTATAGACAGAATCATTGAGCTGGTTTTGAGCTTCTAGCTCATAATCTCCAGGCTGATCAATTTCCCCAAGTCCTGTGTTACCAGCCTCAGCCCAAGTTGTTGTTGCATCGTAAGTGGCCCAAGTCTGCGCCCCTGGGACCTGTTGCCATTGAGCCAGCAATACTGTGGAAAGCAAAGCATAAATCTGATCTCCATCCATATCGCTTGACAGGTTGCCCTCATAAATAGCGCGAGCTAATCGAGCCAATGCTCCGACTGCCACAAAACGAATCTCTTGGGCGGTTTGGATTGTGCCAGCGGTGGTGATTGAGATTGAAATATCGGTGAGGAAACCGCCAAATAAAACTACATAATCACCAGCTGAATCTTTGACTTCAATTGTGACTGGATCATTGATTTGATAAGGAACTGAACTCGATGGGTCGGTGATGAGATTAAAAATGGTGTAGGAGGCTGAGGGTTGCTCATAGATAGTTTGGCGGCCTGAAGTGATTGTCAGGTTGGTTAAAGTGGCATCGGTGACTGTGTAGCCATTGATTTTGACTCGCCACTCAGGGGTGAAAACTGTCATAGGATTTCAGCGAATCCTGAACCGCCAGAACCGCGTTGCTGAGTCTGCTGGATGGCTAGTTGAACTGCTCGGGTGAAGCCAGTTTCATCGATAACTGATGGAGCATTGACATTGATTGTTACTGGAACTGTTGCGTTATTGGTGGCCTGACTTGTCGTTTTGGCAGCTGTTGTAATTACTGGAGCAGATGCAATTTGGGAAGTTGGAGTGACGATGCTTGTCGTTGAAAGGGTTGAGGAGGTTTTGCTAGTTTGCCCTGATTGTGTGGGCAAGGTAATTGTCGGCATTTGAGTGCTGATGGTATTTGATCCACTAGCACTTCCCGTCTGCTGAATTTTCGGAATCAAACCGACATCAGGCAAAATTGGGATTTTATTATAGGCTTTCAAAACTGTATTGATTGCATCAATGGCCTTATTTGCAAGACTGGTAACACCTTGAATTGCCTTGTCAATGATATTGATGATGCCAGTCACCAATTTGGCTATTGCGCCGATGATTGGACTTGCAACATCAAACAAAATTTTGAAAGCGGTTCCAAGTCCTTCAATTGCCAGTCTCAATTGTGTCTTTAATATCGGCACCAAATACTTTTGAGCAAACTCAAAGACAGTTTGAAATAAAACAAACACAGCTTCAAAATTGCTTTTATTATCGCTTACTGCTGTGCTTACTTTTTCAAAGGCATTTCTAACCGCATCAATAATCGGGATAAAGTATTTTTGCATTAAAGGAATTAGATTATTCTGCAAAAAGTCATTTACGTTCCTGAAAACTGGCAAAACTTTTTGCTCAAATGCTGGGAATAGTTGCTCAAGAATAAAGTTGGTTAGTTTTTCAAATGCTGGCAATAATGCGATGCCGATGCGTTCCTGCACCTGGGTAAAACCTACTTTTATTTTATCCGAGGCATTAGCAGTAGCCTCAGCGGTTCCACCGACTTGAGTTTCAATTGCTTCCAGGATTAGGCGTTGAGCTTCACCAACCTTATTTGATTCGACTAAAGTTTTAATGCGCTCTTTTTCGGTTTCGGTGAATGTGACACCTGATCTCGATAAGGAGGTTAGACCTTTGATGGGATCATTGAGAGCTTTACCTAATTGAACAGCATTTTGTTCAGCAGACCCAAAACCAGCAGAGGCGAGGTCAATCGCTGCTTTTGTTGCTCGATCAAATTCCCCACCAACTTGGTTGGCAGTCGCAGCCAGCTCTTTGAATGTGAGAAGTTTGGCTTGAGTGGCCTTAATGGAATTGGTATCAACTCCAGTTGCTCGAGCAGTTGCCTCTGCATATTCAACTAAACGAGCGGTCACTTGATTTGTAGATTCGCCAAACAGACCCATTGACTTATTGATTTGTTCAATACGCTTATTGGCGGTATCGGCTTGCTCGCCAATCAAGATTGCTTTTGAAGCAAATGCAACTGCGGCTGCGCCAGCGGCGGCTAAGGCAAGTGCGGCCTTCTTGCCAACATCAGCAATTTTTGCACCGAAAGATTCGCTGCTGTCCTCACCCTTTTTTAATCCAGCAACAAGGTTGGCTGTATCGGCAAGGATGGAGAGTTTGAGTGTTCTATCGCCAGCCATCAGTTTCCTTTGCTCCAGGGTTCAATAATTTCCGCAAATTTATTTTCCCATTTTTTTACTAATTCAGGCTGAAGTTTGCGAAGGGTTGGATAGATAAAATATCCCCTGCCGCCCCGACCATAGCGGCCTGAATAACTAGGAAATTGGCTGAAACGTTTGGAACCAAATTCAAGCCCAGGCCAGAGAGATCGAGTTGTGCCTCCCCCTGAAAAACGCTGACTAGCAAAACCGAATGATAACTCGCCAATTTTTGAGGATTTTGAAACTCTGCTGCCATCAACCAATCTTTTGACACCTGCGGCATTGACATATCTTGCATAACCAGCTTTTTTGATTTCGCTTGATACGAAGGTGCTGAGTTCATAGCCAGTCTCAGAAGCTGCTTTTTTGGCTTCATCATCCATTGCTTGAAACGCTTTGATGATTTGGCGAAGTTCAGCTTTATCATAAGCGATTGCTTCCTCCGCCATTTTTAATCTCCATTATCTCTACGGCTGTTTGAATGTCATCGGCATCCTCCCAGAATTGCATTGGGATTCCGGTTTCGAGTGCTAGCTCGACCAGTATCCGTCTTACGCTTCCAGGGCTGTGGCTTTTGGGTCGCTTTCTCCAGTCACAACATCTGCAACTGTTTCCATCCAAACCTCAAATGATTTGACTGGTTTCCCAGCGGCTTCGCGCTTGTAAGCGTTATACGCTAAAAACATCAAATCCCAGATTCCGATTACTTCTTGAGCTTTGCCCAAAGTGTGTCCAGTTGCCTTTTCCCACTTTGCCCACTCGGGCGGTTGCGCCACATAAGTTGCACTCTCGCCCGAGTTATATTCAATTGTTATTGGTAATTTCATCTCCCGATGCTCCGATCTCTTAGCTGAAGGTTTCTGTTGGGGTTCCAACAACTGTCATTGTCCAGGTGTCGGTTTGCGCTCCTGGTGCTGCTCCGCCTGCGCTTGGGAACACAGGAAGCACATCGAAGGCGAAAATTGCGCCTGAAGCTGCTGTGAATGAAACTGCAAGTGTTGTATTTGGAGCTGATTCGCAGTCTGCCCACATTGCTTCAAATAGTGAGCCTGATGCTCCCCAGTCTGCCAAAAGCTCAACTGTGAATGTCCATTGATCATCTAGTGCCTTGTAAGCGCGACCATCGAGGGTTTGAAAAACCTCAATAGTGTGTTCATTTGATAAAACGGCTGAAGTCACCTGAGCATCATAAGATGCAGCATCGAGCGTAAAGGTGACATCGCGCCCTGTGATTACTGTCGTTGCCATTGTTCTCCTTTAGGAAGTTTGCTCGTAGCGTATGCTCAAGCGGATATCGTTGGTTAGAATCGTATTGGTTCCAACTGTATTGACAATTGGCGATTCCACCACCGAAAGTTCATAGCCGCTTGGAAGTGCTTGGACAATGGATTTTGTCAGCTCCTCCAGGTTGCCTAATGCGGCAGGATTGGAAAAATAGGCAACACCTACGGAAATCAGATAGTTAAGTTTGCAGCGGAAGGTTGTTTTGCTGATGGTTTCAAATTCCATATATGGGGAGCCAGGAACTACTGCCGCAAAAGGAACCTGCGGGGTCTCTGGCACAAAGTCATAAACATTGGCAGCGACAGAGGCAATTGCACTCTTAATGGCTGCGCGAGTGTCTGCAATAGTGTTGGCGGTCATCCAATCATTGCCTCAACATCCAAGTAAGGCCCGAGAAGTCCTGCGACTGAGGACAATAAACCTCTTGACATCCTAAATGGTGTTACTGTGAAATCAACACCTTCGATTGCTCCACCACCTGCGGTGCGATTCTGAAAGATTTGAACGCAAACCGACAAAATGGCTGACTCAACTGCCGCGTTGCCCACATAGGTTGATGCACCTGAAAGGGTCGCTGATCCAGCTGGGATAACATTAAACTTTGTTACATCGGCAGCAGTAATCGCTGCGGTAAATTCATAATGATCATCTGAGACATCAGTAATTGTGTGAGTGCCATTGAAAGTGGCAGAAACCCCAGCAATAACTACTGACTGGCCTACTGAAAAAGGATGCTCGCCTTGAGTGCCAAAGGTGGCAACATTGTCATCCAATTCGGCATTTGCTATTGGTGCTTTGTAAGTGACGAGCATTGGCAGAATGATTGACTCACAAGCATCAATGACATCATCCAAATAAGCATCGTTGTAAAGGGAAGCGGAAACGCCCAGGATGGAGCGCAATTGTGTTGCGGTAACTATCGAGGGCATTTCCGTTCCTTTCTATCACTAGGTGTTAGGCCACTCGGGAGCGGATGGCCTAACTTTTATTGATTGACTATGCAACCATCCACTTGTATGCGCCAGCTGCAACCTTTGTTGCGATTGCGCCGTAGCCGTAATATGCGACAGATACTTGACCTGATGCGATTACGTTTGTCTCCAAGCGGAAACGGCTGGACTCATACCAGGTATAAGACTCTGGATTGATGACAAGCATTGTGCCATCTCCAAGACCTGAGCCAGTTGTAAGTGAGCGATCTACATACAATGCAAGACCGCTGACATTGCCGCGAACTGCGCCAGGAGCCAAAGTTCCAGGGGCATTTTGAGGTGCGATTGCGGTGAATAGTGGGCGGTTTGATCCATCAACTAGGCCCATAATTGCGCCCCATTGCTCAGGTGAGACAACTAGGTTTTGTGCAAATCCGAGAGTTCCCTTGTAGATGGAAACTGAAGCATCAGCAACGAAATCCTGAAGGTTTGCTGCGGATAGTGTGCGGTTTCCTCCATCAGTTGCGCCAGCGATTAGCGCAGCTGAAACTGCTGCGTTTGTTGCCTTTGCATAAGCAAACTCCATCTGACGGACAAGCTCTGCAAAGAAAGCAGGGGATGAACGATCAAGGATTTCAACAGAAAATGTCTGCTGTCCTGCATACTTCTTTACATCAACTGAGAGATAAGAAACGTTTTGATCTGTCTCAGATGGTGCGCCCGCTTCAGCGGTTTCTGCCACAGTTGGAACCTGTGTGATCTTTGGAATTTCGAAGCTAAGGCCAGCATCAGGCAAGGTTCCTGTGCTGATTGCTGAAATTGATGGGCGATCCGCGTTTGATAGCGGGTTGATTATTTCGGTTAGCTGACGAGTTGGAACGAGTCCTGCGTTGTCAGTTGTATCTGCCGCAGCGCGTAGATACTGGATTGATGCTTCGTCACCTTGAATTTTGGCGCGAATTGATGCCTCGAGATACTTCTCTTTTGAGAGTTCGATGCGAGGTGCGGTGTAGAAAGCAGGGCGAGGTGCTGCTGCTTCTACCTTGGCAGCTTCTACCGTTTCATCGGCAGGAGCTGGAACGGTAGTGTCTGACACTTGTTCTCCTTCGGTTGGTTTCTCTGGCTCAGCGGTTGCTGGCTCAGAATCTTTTTCGGCTTCTGTCTCAGATGCGGCAACTTCTGAAACTCTTGCGCTCTGAATTGCTGGATCGGTTACGAGGCTGACCTCATCGAGCGTTGCATCGATGATTCGCATAACGCCTTTGTCATTTGACCATTCGTTGATTGAAGCACCAACGCTGAAGCCATCTCTTAGCCCTGTGGCTGCTTCCTCTAATGCATCATCGGCGGCAAAAGTCTTTGCGAGCTGAAAGGTAGCGACAATATCTTTGTCTGAAACTTTGGCATCGATTAACTTGCCGATTGGTCGGGTGCGGTCGTGTTCGAGAAGGAGCTTGATGCCACCTTCCATTTTGATTGAATCTTTTGAGAATACAGTTTTGCCAATAGAGGTGTTGCCCTCCTCCTCCCAAGCCACAATTCGGCCTGTGAGTTGTCGCTTAGCGACATCAGCAAAAGTGATTGTCATTGGCACATTGACTTTCATCGGATTAAGTCCTCCGCTCTTTGAATTTGCTCAACACTCATTGCACCGATTGAGTTGAGGATTTGATAAACCTGAGCGCGCTCCAGAGGATTGCCGCGCAGGAAGTCATCCAAATCAAATCTGACTTTCTGGGTTGATGGTGTGAAATCTGGCATCGATAGTCTTTCCTCAATGCAGCTCATAATCGGGCGCAATGAAAAATCAACCAATGAACGCCGCTCGCTGGTGGCATTGCTGTAAGTCATTGAGGTGGTTTCTGCGCTGAGGAAATATGCAGGGATTCCTGCGGCTCTGGCAATTTCCAAAGCGACATATTGTCTGCCTTCAGTTAATTGCAAACTCTTTGGATCAAATCCAACTTGTTGAAAATCAATGTCAGCATTTAGGAACGCAGTTGATTTGGATTGGCGAGAGGCTTTCCAGGATTCAAGCAATTTGCTAATGCGCTCGGAAGGTAGGTTTGTGCCATTTGATTTCAAAACCATTGATGGAACTGGATCGGCAGCATACTTCTTTGCAGCATCCTCTAAATACACCGCAGCAGTGACAGTCTTGCCAGCGCGTTTCAAAAATCCTTCATCATAACCATCAAAGCGGATGATTGAACCAATACCAGTTTGAGGAACTGCTTTGCCATCTAATTTGTAGCCAATTATTTGAGTGTTGTCTGCATTTGTATCAACTGTGACTCTGTCAGGTTCAACGCGAGTCCAAGCTCTAACGCGACCGCCATCAGTTGCAGCATACATATCCAAAACAAGGCCATAAGCAAAGCCATAGAGCCAAATATCCTCAGCAACCCAGTTATAGACTGTGAAACCAGGAACGCGAGGATCAGGTTGATTGATTACTCGTAAGGATTCAATATGTTGTCCAGTTAATTTGTCATAAGTTTCCAAAGGCAATGAACCGATAGTGCCGCAGATGATATTGCGAGCGCGGGCGACTGAAGGAACGCTCATTGCAGCGGTTCTTGTTGTTGAAGTAGAGCCGCCTAATAGAAAATAAACTTGATCAGCGATATTGACAGGGGAGTTAGCAGCTGCAACATCCATTGAAGGTTTTGCGGCTTCTATTTGTGGAAACAAAAAGTCTCTGATGCCCATTATGTCCGATTATAGGGCATTTATCACTTAT